GACCTGAAACCCGACACGAGTGTCGAAGATGAACTCCTTGTAGTTCATAGTGTTCGCTGACGGGGTGATCGGTCCAATTCCTTTGAACGGAGGGCTAGCCGTCGTCGCTCCTGACGGGGCGTCGATAAAACAGACCTGCGTACCTGAATCCGCGCCGACGCCTGCACTAATAACAAGAGCAGGAGACGGTGAGGAGGCGACAGTTTCAGTCGGAGCAGTCGCGGTATTGAGATCGGAAAGAGAAGCACCACGAGCCTCAAGAGTTCCATCGACTCCAGCGACGTTCCAATCCTCTACGCACACTTTGTATGGCGACCTGAATTGGTCGCCAATCGAAGTCGGGACATCATCCCACAATCCGCCTCCTACTAGAATCGGCTTCTTGTGGTGCGTTCCGTTGATATATCTACTAGACATTTATATCTCCAACAGCGATCGCCAACTGATAAAATCAGTCATTGGATAGATTTAATTAGCCATTAAGAGGGCATAGTTCAGTGAAAATGCCCCAATCAATAACAGTCACCTTCTTGTCGCGATTGAGATCGACCCATCCCAGCTCATAGGGATCAGCGTCTCCGGTGAATGCATCGATCACAATCTTGTAATCTAGAATAGTCGTGTACTTACCGTCTTTGTTCAGATCGCAGATGATCTCGCGATCGGTCAGCTCGTCCGCGTAGGACGCAGAAGAGAAGACAGTAAAAAGAGCGACAAGAAAAACATTCTTCACTTCGTACTCCTTATGGATCAAGAGAAAGGGGCGACAGGATTTCTCCTGCCGCCCCTTGGGTCGAATCCCATTCGGGATTAGGACACCTGTCCTGATCCGAAGATCCCGAGGTAGTCACTGACACCGAACGAGTACCGCTCGCGAGCCTTGTACCGGACGTTGCCGGTATCGAAGTCGCCGTCCGCGCCGGTCTCCATCGAAGTCCGCTCGAAGTGCTTCATGCCATCCGGAACGTCCGTGATGATGAACCAGTTCTTGTTGTTAGCGGAAGTGATATAGTGGTTGACATGATATCCCTCAGGAATCACACCGTTGGTGCGAAGGGCATTGATATCGTTGTCAGCCGTACCCGATCGCATATCCGACTCCAGAACGCGGGTAGCCACGAACATGTTGTACGGATGAACGATCAGCCGCTTCGGCTTGGCCGCCATCAGGAGGCCACGCTGGTCAACGAAGGCGGCGATGTCGATCACGGCCTGCTCCAGCGCGGTCTCGTTGAGATCCGTCGCCACAGACAGGACGTTCCGAACAGTGCCACCGTCGTATCGCGTGTGCGTCGAGCACAGAGCAGCACCATCACCAGCCGTGAAGTTGGTGGTGGCGAAGGCGTTGTTCAGCGTGAACGCACCCTTCGTCTGCTTCGTGTTCGCCATCGAGCGAGCCAGCGCGCGAGTGTATCGAGCCGCAATGGTATCGTACTGATTGTCCTCGACGGCTTCCTGCGTAATCGCAAAGCCCATCGCGACAGTCTCGTGCGTGTACCGAGCGGTGAAGAACTCACCCGCCGAATCGTACGCGATCGAGGCACCCTCAGCCTTCACCGGGGCAGTCCCGAATCCAGCAAGAGCAACCTCTTCCTCGTACGCCCTGGTTGACTTAACCGGGGAGCCATAGATCATCGGACACTCGTCCGCGTACTGAGCGTACTCCAGACCGAACAGCGCGTTCAGGCCGGGAATAAGCTCCTTCATCATTTGAGCGCGTGAAATCGCCATGATTCAGTTACTCCTTCCTAACCTAGAGGCCAGTCGAGCGCAGGCGCTGGTGAACGGCAGGGTTGAACTCAACTACAACCAGAGGCGTAGTGCTGTACTCATTCGTCCCGTCCTTCGGGATCCCAACCAGCCTGACAGAGAGCGTAGCCGTGGTGGCGAGGGCTGAGTGGTCGAAGTCGATCGTAGAAAGACCCGAATTCGTGTTGCCCTGATTGATCGCCGTAGCCGTACCCGTAGACGAAACGAGGTTCGTGTTCAGGCCAACATCAGCCTGAGCCGTCGCCCCGTCCGACTGAACGATGAAGAGCTGCGTGGGATCATCGTAAACGTAGGCATAAGCCTCAGTGTTCCCAGCGTTGCCCTGGTACCAGTTGCTCCACACGGGAGTACCAGTCGCATCGATGTAGCGGAAGCCAGCAAAAACGCCGACAGTGGAAAGAACAGAAGAAGCACCAGTGGGAGTCAGAGCGAGAGCGGTGACGTAACCAGCAGCTTCCTGAAGGGCGAGCCCTCCAGTAAACATGTTGTCCGTCTCCGCGTCCGCAATGGCATACTCAGTGAACCCACCGGAGCTACGTCCACCCGAACCGAAGTTATACGGTCGAAGTCCAAAAGACATAGTTATCTCCTTCGGGAACCACCACTAGCACTTCTAGTGATCAATCCCCGAAACGCACAGAGGAACGATTCTCCGCGAACTTCTTTACTCGCGGGTCATTCCCCTCATTCATATAATTCTCGTTCAGAGCACGGATCTGGCTGCGGATCTCGTCGTTGGCCATCTCCTGCATTCGCGCACCGATCGCGGCGTCGCGCTTGCAGAGGATCAGACCTCCAATGATGATCGCATCCTTGACCTGCTCAGCGAGAGGATGGTTGGCGTCCGAAAGGACATAGTCCAGCTCAGGAACTTCCTGGCGATGGACAGGGGACCAACCGGCTCGTCGAGCATTCGTGTAGTTGCGGCTATCGACCTCTCCGCGTGCCGTGATCCGAACGTACCGATAATCGATCCCATCTTGGGGATCAGGGGTCGGCAGCATTTCGGAGTTGAACATCGGATTGAAATCGATCTCCCGCTTCTCTTTTTCCCGAGAATGGTTCTCCCGAACATCGGAAGACCTAGAAGTGCGCGTAGTAGCATGATCAGCCATTGCTCTGCTCCTTGAGGAGCTGCTTGGCGTATTGCTCCTTGGTAAGCCCAAGTGCCTCTGCGAGAGCCACCTGAGTACGAGTTAGCGGCACGGTGCGCGGTCCTCGCCTGTGTCTATTTTCCCCAGGGGGAGTTCCACCTGAAGGGGGCGCGACCACGTTGGGAGCAGCAGAAGCCGCGGGCTTTTCCTTGCCACTGTCCTGCTGACCCGACTGGACATTCGACTCTGTTGACTTGTTCAAGTCAGGGAACCTCTGTGCGAGTCTCATATCTAGCTGACTGTAGTATTCATCAGTCCTTGGATCCACGCCACGAATTTCTGTCAATTCTCGATGAATTGCCATTGCTTCTTGTGTCTTGACCGGATCGTTCTTGAACCACGTGTTCTTAGACATCCAGCTCGTCAGCTTGGGATCCTGTGCAGGATTGTACTGAGGCTGAACAGGAGGAACCTGATGTCCCTCGGGGGCAACCTTTCGGACGGAGGGCCTGTACCGCTCCACCTCGTAGGCTTCCACCTGGGCACGGTTCAGGCGCTTCTGGGCCTCAAGCATCCGATCAGGATCACCCGACTCGGCGGCAAGCCGAAACTCCTGCTCCGCTGCTGCCAGATCCGACTTCGACCGAGAGCGAACCTCGGCGACCATCACCTCTTCGCCGCGAGCGAGCACGTTCTCCATCTCGCGGACGCGGGCTTCCATCATCTGGGCGTAGCGGATCGCTTCCTGCTGGAGCGCCTCAGCCTGTTCACGCTGGCGTCGCTCCTCGTTCTTCTGCCACGTCAGCTTGTCGAGCCGTCCTCGGACGCCCTTGGTCAGATTGAGCCGCTTGAGCTGCTCCTCTGAAAGCTCCTGCTCGATGTCCTCGATCGAAGGATCATCGTCTTCAAGGACTTCCTTGTCTACGGGCTCAGGAAGCTCATCACCTACGATCTCGACAGCAATGCTGTCATCGTCATCGAGAGCCACCTCGATGGTGTCCGAATCGAGACCGGCACCTACGCCATCAAAAGCGTCTTTGGGCGGCGGCGTAAGCGGGGCCATCGGCTGGATCTTCTCGTCTGTCTGCATGTCCGCCATCGGTTACGCCCCCATCACTCGGCCAACGGCGCTGGGATCCTTGACGGTCGCCATGATGCCATCGTCCGAAATCAGACGGAACTCCTGGCCACCCACCATGATGCGGTGTCCACCGTAGGAGCGGATCATCACCCAGTCGCCCACCTCGCAGTAGGCACCAGACGGGAATCGCTTCTCGTCCTTGTAGCAATCAGGCCCCATCAAGAGGACCTTGCCAACGCAGGCTGCAGCGCGCTCGTCCGTCTGCCTGGACTCGGGAATATAGATGCCACCCTCGGTCGTCTCTTCGACGTTCGGTAGGGCAAGCAGCATGTAGTAACCGGCGGGAATCGGAACCCGTGCATCGACGGGCTGCTCTTCGTCCTTGTATCGAACCTTCTGACTCATTGCTAGAAATCCTCTTGCTCTTTCTCGTGCTGATCCACTGATTCTTGTAGTGCGTCAATGGAAAATTTTAGGCCACGAATCAAACCAACTAGACCCGTGTACTCGTGATAGTTCTCTGCTGAGCCACTGACTAGATATTCGGTTTGCGTTCTGATTTGCTCTCTGACTTCTTCGACCCATTCAGAGATGATCTCGTCTTTCAAACACTACCCCCTGTTCTGTTGATTTGATGCGACCCTCTCAGAGCTGATCATCTTTGCTTCATCGTTCACAGAGTCAATCAGCTTCTCGACCAGAGCGATACGCTCCTTGGTAGTCAGCTCCTCTGTCACTGAAGCAGCCTCGATGATACGACCCAGAAGCTCACCCATGACGCGCTCAGAGTTGGAGATAGCCTGCTGCTCGCGGTCTGCGTCGGCGGCCTCATCCTTCTGCATGAGCTTCGCCTTGTCGAGCGCCAGTCGCTGCATCGCAATAGCGACCTTGGCCTTCTCCTTCTGCTCCTCGATATCCAGCTCACGTTCTCGCTGCTGGACGATCGGATCTTCGAGAAGCTTCTCGTTCTCGATCATCTTCTGTTCGGCGACGTTGCGCTCAAACAGCTTGGTTGCAGCCTGAGCCACGAGGCGAGACATCTCGGCCTCGATCTCGGGCGGAAGTTCCTGGCCCTCGGGAGGCAGCGATGTCCCGAGAGCCGATTCCATTTCTGCCCTGTACTGGTACGCCACATGTTCAGTGACGTGAGCCATCATGGCCGCTGCCGCAGCCTGCGCCTGGGGGCTGTCCTTGAGAATCCCTTGCACCTTCGGGTCCTGCATTCCAAGCATGTGGACCTGAATGTGAGCCTGATGATCCTGATGCATGAACGCCTTGATCGGCGCTCCAGTCAGGACGCTCATGTTCTCAGTCACCGGATCCATCGGCTTGATGTCGGATTCGAGCGGAATGATCTCTGAAGCGCCAGGAATCTCCATCTGCTCAAGCGCCCATCGGTACAGGGGCTTGGCATTCATCGTTCCGGGCGGTGCCATCGCGTGCATCTGCAACGCAGTCTGGCCCTTCATCATTCGATGGCTGGAAGTAGAGGCGTTCGGGTCGGAAACCGGGATCACATCCACTCGCTGGTCGAAATCAGCGTCCATGATGGACGGATCTTCGTCCCCAATGTCGTACGGGTAGGTTTTCCCTGGCTGGCCCTGAAGAATCGTCACCATGATGGAGAATTCTTCCTTCATGGAGCGGTGGAGTCGGCTCTGGATGGCCGACATCACCTTCATGTTGCGCTCAAGGATGGCGAGCGCAGTCCCGACAGGCGTTTCTTGGTTCATGTTGCCAAGTTTGAGGTCCATCGAGCTTGAAAATCGACGCCCCTCTTCGACAACCATGCCCAGAAGCTGGAAAAGTACCTGAGAAGGCTCCTTAAACGGCAGGATGAACAGATTATCCTGAATCTTACCCGCCGGTACGTCTACATCTCGGAACTCACCGGGCGCAAGGGGCCTTCGCTCGCCCTTCGTGCGCAATCCGCGCGTCTTAAAGCCCGCCTGAAGGTTGTTCAGCGTCCCAGCGTCGATCAACTGGCGCAACATGGACGTTGCACCGCTCGCAATTCCGCCGAGAAGGTGGGTCAGGCCCAGCGAATAGAAGCCATAGCCCGGAATGTAGTCGTACTTGGTATAGTGTAGGCGCTTCTGCTTGGTTTCGTCGTCGGGAAACCAGTTTCGATAGATCGAAAGCACCGTCTCGGACCCGATATCGATCGTCACGACGTACGGAAGAGCGATTCCAGTCTCTCCGTTCTCGTTTTGGTCCTCGAATCCGGGCAGATCGAGGTTGCAATGGACCTCGATCAGCGTGTAGAGGTCGTCATCCTCGGTATTGACGGTCTCTCCAACCGTATCATGAAGGGCTTTCTTGAGTTCTGTGCGCTCAGAGTCGATCGGAGAGAGGTCAACGTCCCTGTAGAAGCCGGAAACCATGCGCTTCTTGATCCAGTTTCCGTCTCGACGCATGATTTCGTGCGTCCGGCTGGCCGACTGGAGGTTCTTGGCTCCGAAATTGACGACAAAATCCTCTGCTCCAATGGTGAGAGAGCTGATTCTGTTCTTCTCAACGTCCCAGAACGTCTTCTTGAACACCGTTCCAGAGATCGGAAGCTGGAAAAGCAGCCGATCCATCTCGTCACGGTACTCGGACATCTCCTCCGTGACCATGTAGTTGAGGTAT